ACCTTGCCTGCTTCAATGTCCGCCACCAGCTGTTTCCATGCCGGACGCTCGAAATTGCCGCCGCTCCATCCATCATCAGCCGCTGTCAAGTAAGGACTAAATAATTTTGCACTTTGTTTACAGTTTCGTGAGTTACGAAGCCGCATCTACTGTTTCAAGGCAGGTCAGCAACTTTTCCAGCTCATCCCGCAGGGCAAGTTCAATTTCAATGCCGCCGTCCTTGTGAACCGTCACCCGCTTTACCACATCGTTGGCAATCTCAGAGGTCAGCGTTTCCAGCTCGGCGTATTCCTTATATTTTTCAATAAAGGCTCCGCCTTGCCCGGTTGTGGTCTGCGTGTTTTTTTCAAGACGCTTCATCTGATCGGAAAGCTCCTGCATCTTGGCTTGGTTGCTCGCCTTATGAGATAAGTACGTTTCCTTGTCGATGGTTCCGTCAATCAGCTTTTCATATAAATCCTGGAGAGCTTTTTCAAACTGATTTTTACGGCTTTGTAATACGGCGAGTTCCCGGCGAGCCTGCTTTTTCTCAGTCTGGATACGCTCTTTCTGCAAAACGAGCAGGTGCTCCAAGCTGACTGCATAGGCTGCGTAGGTGCGGATTAAAGTAACGACCATTTCGTGAACATCCGCCTGCAGAATCCCCTCGGAGGTGCAGTTAAACTCTGTCTCCAGATGCAGGGTTCGGCAATGATACCTTGCGTTCTTTGTATTGGAGAGCATCATAGCGTGACCGCAGGTTCCGCAGATTACTTTTCTGCGAAGCGGATTTTTTTCGGACACACTCGGAACAAATTCCCTGTACTCTTTCATACGGCTTGCCACTTTCTGAAAATCGTCCTTTGAAACGATACCCTCGTGGGTCTCGTCAACGACAATCCAGTCCGCCCTGCTTCGTTTTACTGTATGCCAATTCCCAACCATATCACGCTCACGCTTGCCGTAGACGCATTTGCCGATGTAGCGTTCATCCCGCAGGATTTTGAAAATGTTGCCCTGCGTCCAAAAGTTTTCTTCGTGGATGCTCGGCCAACGGTCACGGGAACATCCCGCCGCCCGTTTGTACAGCATCGGTGTGGGAACTCCTTCTCGGTTAAGCATAGCGGCGATTTCCGTAGGTCTTACTCCGTCAATCGTCCATGCGAAAATCCTCCGAACAACCTCTGCCGCTTCTTTATCAATCAAGAGACGATTTTTATCTTCCGGGTCTTTCACATAACCATACGGAGCGAAGGGACTGAGAAAGAACCCTTTTTCTGCCCGCATACGCTTTGCGTTCTTTACCTTGCCGGAAAGTTCACGGCTGTACAGGTCATAGATCAGCGTTTTGAAAGAGGTGTCCAAGCTGTCAATGTCCTGCGGTCTGGAGCTGTCAAAACCATCGTTAACTGCGATGAAGCGGACACCCATGAACGGAAATACACGGCTGATGTAGTTGCCGACCACAAGATAATCACGCCCGAAACGGGATAGGTCTTTGACTACGATGCAATGTATCTGTCCCTGTTTTACCTGTTCCATCATTCTGAGAAAATCCGGTCTTTCAAAGTTTTTCCCACTCCAGCCGTCATCACAGAACTCGGAGATTTCTGCACCGCTGAACTCGGAACGGCTGCTGATGAAATTCTGCAGCAATCCCCGCTGATTGGAGATACTTTCGGATTCGGCTTTGCCGGTATCCTTTAAGTCGCCGTCCTCGCTGGACAGGCGGAGATACATCGCCACTCTCATACAGCAGTCCTCCCTTCGATAAAATTCAGTAGTGCCATATACTCATCCCGGTAGCGCAGGCGAATATCAATGTTTTTCTCAGCATCCACATAAATGCGTTCTATGAGTGCGGAAGCCATTTCTTTTGTGAGTGTGTCCGTTCCCATGAAAGAACGGAACTCAGTGAGGAAACGGTTCTCGGCTGTGTAGACCTTGCTTTCATGCTGTTCTTGTTCCAGTACAGCAATCAGCCGTTCAGCTTCTTCCGCCTCTGCCTTATACCTTGCTTTGAGCGTAACATACTCCTGCTCGGTCATAAGCTGCTCCACATAATTCTGATACAGGCTGTCATATAACGACTGGCTTCGTTTCAAAGTACGCCTTGCCGCTTCAAGCTTTGCCGCCGCATCGGAACGCTGGCGGCGAAATTCCGGCTCTGCGTTGAGTTGCTTAACTACATCCTCCAAATCGGCGACAAGCTGTATCTGAGACTGAATTGCTGTGAACAGGACTTCGTTCAGCTCGTCCTCTCGTATGCTCACAAACGGGCATCGGGCAGGATCGTCGGCATGACCGGGGCAGATATAGGTGTACCACAGCTTACTGCCGTGGCTTACATTCTTGTAGCGAACCATCGGTCTATTGCAGTTTGGACACCATACAAGCCCCTGCAGAATGTTCTCGCTGTGTTCCAAGTGAGCAAACTTGCCGAGTCTTTCGTGGTATTCACTCTTTCTCTGCTTGGCAATCTGCTGAACTTTCTCAAAAGTCTCGCCGTCGATAATCGGCTCGTGGGTATTCCGGACGATAATCCAGTTGGCTTCGTCCACATAGGTCTGCCGCTTTCCCTCATAGAAGGATTGCTTCTTTCTACCTTGAACCATGTGACCTATGTAAACAGGGTGTGCCAGTATGCTCTTTAAGATCTGCGTGTGCCACGGCACCTCTTTGTATTTTTCCGTCTTGACTTCGCCCGTCGCATAGAGGTAGGCAGACGGGGACAGAATACCGGCATCGTTGAGCCTGCGGCTGATCTGCACAACGCTGACGCCCTCAGACCGCCATTTGAATATCTGACGAACTGTAGGAGCTGTTTCTTCATTGATAACAAGATGATGTTTGTCATCGGGGTCTTTGCGGTAGCCGTAAGGTGCCCACGCTCCGATAAACTCGCCATTGCGCTGCTTCACAGATAAGGCTGCATCTATTTTCTTGGATATGTCCTTACTGTAAACCTCGTTGATGAGATTTTTCAGCGGTACGATATATCCGTCCTGGGTTCTCTCTGCGGTCAGCGTATCAAAGTTATCGTTGACGGCAATAAAGCGGACTCCGAGAAACGGGAAAATGCGTTCCAGGTAGTTGCCGGTCTCTTTGTAGTTACGACCAAAACGGGATAGGTCTTTAACCACAATGCAGTTGATACGACCTTTCCGAACTTCCTCCATCATTTTCTCAAACTGAGGTCTGTCGAAGTCCGTGCCAGTTCGTCCGTTATCACAGAACAGGGAAACAAGCTCCATATCTGTTTTGGATTCAATAAAAGAGGTCAGCAGAGCTTTCTGCCCCTCAATCGTATCCGTGCCGGGTTTGCCGCTGTCCTCCACGGACAGGCGCACATAAGCGGCTGTTTTATAGATTTTCGCCGCAGGCGCAGCGGGTTCCGCTACCTGCACGAGAGGATTTATCTTTCGTTTTGTCCTTGCCATTTATACTACCTCCTGCAGCTTTGCAGTCCGAAGAATATCAAGCTGCCATGCAAATTCATCCTGCCAGCGGTAGATGATTTCCACCGTATCGTTTGAATGAATCAGTATTTTGTCAATCAAAGCAACCACTACGGCACGGTCAAGAGAGGTAAGCCCCTTCCGCTTGACGAACTCGTTCATCCATGCGTTTTCCGCTCCGTGGTTCTGTATGTCTGTCAGCGTTTCTCTGAGTGCGTCCATCTGCTTTTCCGCTTCATCCGCACGGGTGGTAAAGCTCGCTTTGAGCCGTGTATATTCCTCACGGTCGATGATGCCGTCCGCAAGATTTTCATAAAGGGACATCAGCAGCTTTTGGAGCTTTTCATATTCCTCATGCTTCTTATCGAGCTGTCTTTGTACCTTTTGAGCCTGTGCGGTTCTGAGTGGGGCTGTATCGGTAATCGTAAGCAGCTCACTCATATCAATTACTTCTCTGATGTGCTGTTTTACGCTGTCCAAAACAATTTCCTCTAAAGCAACATCCCTCATTCGATGGGGTGAGCAGCTCTTGTCCTGTTTGTGTGCGGAGCAGACATAATACACATATTTCTTTTCTCCTGCAGG